TGTTGATGAGATTGACTATGGTGCTCAAAATCTATCCTGTTTGCAACGGGTGCTTGAAGGCAAACCATTCTTACTTAAAAAGAAGGGCGAAATCATAACACCTGCTGAAGGCTTTACAGTATTTGCTACTGCTAATACCAAAGGAAAAGGTTCAGAAGACGGTCGTTATATGTTCACCAATGTTTTGAATGAAGCGTTCCTTGAGCGTTTCCGTAATACCTACGAACAAGATTGGCCACCAGTTGCCACCGAGAAAAAGATTATCAAAAAAGAATTGGAATCGGTCAATAAATCTGACGATGACTTTGCCGATAAACTTGTAACATGGGCAACGGTCATTCGCCAAACCTTTGAAGAAGGTGGTTGCGATGAAGTCATTTCAACCCGTAGGTTAGTCCATATCGTAGAAACCTTTGGCATCTTTGGTGACAAAATGAAAGCGATTGGTTTATGTCTTAATAGGTTTGATGATGATACCAAAACATCTTTCGTTGACCTTTATACCAAAGTTGATGCAGGTGCTTCAGTTGAAGAAATTATGGCACCGGCACCAGAAGTAGTTGAAGAGGCTTCCCGTCCTAATGACACGGTTGCTGCTTCGTATTAGTAGTAGTTCGGCACTTGACCTATCGGCAACGATAGGTCTTTTTTATTATGTTTACCTTGAAAGGGCTTGACAATGTTTAATATTCGTGATATATTTAAGTTTCAAATTGAGAGAAGGATCACCTCTCAACCAGTTTTATTTAAGAGTGATTCATATAATGGAGAAAACAAGATGTCAAAAAGACAATCTAATTCTGTGAAGTCTAAAATCCTTGCGTATCTTTCAAAAGACAGCGCTTACAATACCTTAACTGCTGCTAAAATGCAATCAGTTTTCGGTGTTGCAAACCCATCAGCAACAATCAATGAATTGCGTAACGATGGTCATGCTATCTACTTGAACACACGCATTAACGCAAACGGTGATAAAGTTTCATTCTACCGTTTGGGTGCACCTACAAAGCGTATGGTTGCAGCTGGTATCGCCGCTATTCGCAAACAAGGTGAGAGAGCATTTGCCTAAAATAGTTTAGGATCCACAAGAAAGGTGTGATACATATAGGTGTCACACCTTTTTTTTATTATTGAAATGGGCTTATCATGGAAATTCAAGTTAAGATTGAAGAATTAAAAAAGAATAAGTTGTTTGTGGCAACACCAATGTATGGCGGTATGGCACATGGTCTATATGTTAAATCTTGTTTAGACCTTCAAACAACAATGTCAAGATATGGGATTGAAACAAAGTTTTCATTCTTATTCAACGAATCACTAATCACACGAGCAAGAAATTACCTAGTAGATGAATTCTTACGCTCAGGTTTTACACATCTACTATTCATTGATTCAGATATTCATTATTCACCACAAGACATCATCGCTTTAATGGCATTAGATAAAGATGTTATTGGTGGTCCTTACCCTAAAAAATCTATCAATTGGTCCAATGTAGCACAAGCTGCAAGAAACCATCCTGATATGGAACCAAAAGAATTAGAAACATTGGTTGGTGAGTATGTGTTTAATGTTGTAAAAGGTACATCGCAATTTCAAGTGACTGACCCGTTAGAAGTATTAGAAATTGGTACTGGTCATATGATGATTAAACGCCATGTATTTGATAAGATGAAAGAAGCTTATCCATTAATTCAATATAAACCAGACCATGTTGGTCAAGCTAACTTTGATGGTAGTCGTTATATCCATGCCTACTTTGATACTGTGATTGATACGAAAGATTCAATTACTGGTGGTGGTTCAGAACGATACCTATCAGAAGATTATATGTTTTGCCAAATGTGGCGTAAGATTGGTGGTCAAATCTTCTTATGTCCATGGATGAAAACACAACACATTGGCACTTATGCCTTTACCGGAGATATGCCAAAGGTTGCACAATATACAGGTAAGTTATAATGCTTATCGGTGTAGTAGGTTTTATTGGTTCAGGTAAAGGCACCGTTGGTGATTTACTAGAACAAAAAGGTTTTGTCAAAGACAGTTTTGCGAAACCATTGAAAGATGCTTGTGCAGCTATGTTTGGTTGGCCTCGTGATTTACTTGAAGGTGATACCGAGGCATCCAGACAATGGCGGGAACAACCTGATGAATTTTGGAGTGAGAAGATGGGTAAGAAGTTTTCTCCTAGATTGGCACTTCAATTATTAGGAACCGAAGCAGGTCGTAATGTCTTTCATAAAGATATTTGGGTCAATTCATTATTGAAACGAGCAGGTGATAGTAATGTTGTTATCACAGATGTTCGCTTCAAGAATGAGCTTAAGTTTATTCATAAGAATAAAGGTATCATTGTTCGTGTTAAACGAGGGCCTGAACCAGATTGGTATCAAGATGCTATTACATTCAATAAAGGTGACCGATATATTGGATGGGCATTAGCAAAAGAAAGGTTAAAACGAAAGGGTATTCACCAATCAGAAACAGATTGGGTGGGTTCAAAGTTTGATTATGTAATAGAGAACGAAGGCACTTTAGAAGAACTCGGTAATAAAGTAGATGACCTATTGCAATTTATTAAAATATGATGTATAATGATTTTGTTATTATTAGAAAAGGTGAAATTATATGAAATTATCCAACGAAACATTTGCTTTACTCAAGAATTTTGGTGCTATTAATCCTGGCATCCACTTTAGAAAAGGTAAAACTCTCAAAACAGTTTCTTCACATAAGAATATTCTAGCACAAGTAGATATTAGTGAAGAAATTCCTGCCGACTTTGGCGTGTATGACTTAAACAACTTCTTATCTGTGGTATCTCTACACAAAGATGACCCATCATTTGAATTTAGTGATAAACATGTGGTGATTGTTGGTAATGGAGGCCGTAGTAAAATCAAATATCGTTTCTGTGAACCAACGATGCTTGTTACACCACCAGAAAAAGGTATTACATTACCTGAATGTGAAATCTCATTAGAATTATCTGAATCAGATTTTGATTGGATTATGAAGGCAGCTGCAGTATTGACCTCACCACAAATCGCAATTGAATCAGACGGTTCAACCGTAAACATCATTACTTTAGATTCACAAAACGATGCAGCTCATACCGATGCTCTTGAAATTGGTAAAGGTAATGGTAATAAGTATCGTATGATATTTAAGACAGAGAACCTAACTAAACTATTAAATGGTAGTTATGATGTTAAGATTACTTCTCAAGGTATCTCGCACTTCAAACATAAAAACATTCCATTACAATATTGGATTTCAACTGAACAAGGTTCTAAATTTGAGAAAGGCAATTAATCATGGCAGTTAAGATATTTCAAAATGCCTTTGGTGGTAATGCCTCAAACTCTATTGCAATTAACCCAGCTCATGTCATGTCAGTATTTGAATCAATGAGTATTAATCCAGATACTGGTGATGAAGAACGAATGACAAACATTTTTAGTGTTTCAGGTAACACCTGGCAAGTTAAAGATTCATATCTTGATGTGATTGCCAAATTGAATGAAGAATAATTTTATATTTTATATTATGAGGTGTGTGAATGGAACATTTATTATGGACGGAGAAGTATCGTCCTAAAAAGATAGAAGATTGCATATTACCTGAACGGTTAAAGAAACCGTTTCAGGAGTATGTCAATCAAGGTAATATCCCTAATCTTCTACTTGCTGGTGGTGCAGGCGTTGGTAAGACAACTGTAGCTAAGGCGATGTGTGAAGAAATTGGTTGTGATTATATGGTCATTAATGGTTCAGACGAATCAGGTATTGATACATTCAGAACCAAAATCAAAAACTATGCTTCATCTATGTCACTATCTGGTGGCCGTAAAGTTATCATTATAGACGAAGCAGATTATCTCAACCCAAACTCAACTCAACCAGCTCTTCGTAATGCAATTGAAGAATTTGCGGTCAATTGTAGTTTCATCTTTACTTGTAATTACAAAACAAGAATCATTGAACCGCTTCATTCAAGGTGTGCTGTTGTTGATTTTGGTCTAAAGAACGATGAGAAGGCTTCCATGGCATCTCAATTCTTCAAAAGACTTCAAAGTGTATTACAATCTGAAAAGGTTGAATATGATGATAAAGTAATTGCAGAATTGGTCAAGAAACACTTTCCAGATTTTCGTAGAGTATTAAATGAGTTACAAAGATATTCTCAATTTGGTAAGATTGATACAGGTATCCTTGCACAAATAGGTAACATTCAATTACAAGAAATTGTAAAGCATATTAAAGCTAAAGACTTTGGTGCGATTCGTAAATGGGTTGCAACAAGTGATTTAGATGCTAATAGTGTGTTTCGCCAAATCTATGATTCATTATACGACTTTATGAAACCACATTCTATACCACAAGCTGTTTTAATTATCGCAGACTATCAATACAAGAACGCATTTGTAGCTGATACCGAAATCAATTTGGTCGCCTGTTTAACTGAATTGATGGCTAACTGTGAGTATAATTGATTGCGATTTGAAGACGAAGATCCAGCTAGGAGAAACAACCTACCATATCCAATGGATGTTGGTTCTCCAAAGTTTGAATTAGTTCCAGTCAAATCTCAAAAAGACCACATGCTCAATATCGCAAGGTTGAGCGCCCAACAAGAGTATGATAGAATTATGGAATTGGTCAATGTATTAAGGAAGCAAGCTGACCAAATCAAAAAAAGATTAGATTTAACTGATATGATTTATGATGCTCATTATGAGTTTCAAGTAGTTTATGGGCAAACATATTGGTTAATCTATCACAAAAGAACACAAAGAAATATATTAAGTATTAATGGTCCTAAAGATTGGAGTTCTGGACCACCATTTGATTATGAATACATATGTGCTGTTAAGTCACTAGGTGACCACACATGGATAGAAGTTGAAAGTGAGAATGTATGAGTCCGTTTGATTATGTAAATGCTATATTACAGAATAAAAAGAAGCTAATTATTGATGAGTTGACAGAGAAGTCTTATGCGCCATTCTTGGTCAACCGAAGTCTATCTTACCATAAAGATTGTATATTCTATGCAAATGAAATGAATCGTTATCATCAGATTGATAAAAAGCTACAGAATGATTTTTTACTAAATATAGTCAGGTCACAAAAGAGACCATTTGCCAAGTGGGTTAAAGCTGAGAAAAGTGAAGATTTAGAATGTATAAAGCAAATCTTTGGTTTCT